CACCCTCGGCATGGGGTGGCGGTATTCTGTATTCATATGTAAACCCGCCTCAGCGATAGGAGATACCTATGACCCGCGTGAAGAAGCCCCTGGAGCCGTGGGAGATGACCCCGGCCCAGCTGGAGGAAGAGCTGGAGGCGCTCATCAAGCGACAGGCGTGGCTGGAGAACCAGCCTAAGTGCGATCGCCCCTCGTGCGATGGCAGGCCGCACGCCGGGGCCCCCTACCCGCACGACCCGACCTACCGTCAGGCGGCCAGCCCGTTGGAGAGCGCTCAGCAGCTCGATGAGGCCTACGCAGGCCGCCCCCACATCCAGTACCTCTCCGACCGCCTGACCGAGGCCGTGCGCGCCGTCGAGGCCGGCGAGAACCGCTACATGACGATCTCCATGCCGCCTCGCATGGGTAAGAGCACGCTGACCTCGATCAACCTGCCCATCTGGCTGCTGCGCCAGCACCCGGACTGGAAGATCGGCCTCATCTCCCACTCGCCGCAGCTCGCCACGGCATGGGGCCGCCAGGTCCGGCGCTTCGTCGAGGAGGACGGCGAGAAATGGGGCATCAAGATCGCGTCCGACGCCGGCGCCGTGAGCGAGTGGCAGACGACGCGCGGCGGGGGCATCGTGTCGCGCTCGGCCCCCGGCCAGTCGATCACCGGCCTGGGCTTCAAGGTGATGCTCATGGACGACGTCGTGAAGGACTTCGCTGACGCGCACAGCGAGTCGAAGCGTGAGGCCATCTGGGACTGGTGGCAGGCCAACGCCGTCACGCGCCTGGAGCCGCCGTTCCTCTGCATCGCCATCGCCACCCGCTGGCATGAGGACGACTTCATCGGCCGGCTCCTGAACCCGGCCAAGAATCCCGACGCCGACAAGTGGGAGAACGTCATCTTCCCGGCCATCGCCGAGGAGGATGACCCGCTCGGCCGCGAGCCCGGAGATCCTCTCTACAGCCCCCTCGTGGAGGAGACTCGCGAGGAGGCGCTGGAGCGCTGGGACTCGCTCAAGCGCTCGGTCGGCTCATACATGTGGGAGGCGCTGTACCAGCAGCACCCGACGCCGGCCGACGGCTCTATCTTCAACCTCGGCTGGCTGAGGTTCTGGACGACGGACCCCTCCAAGGTCAAGGATGGCGACGACTCAGTCATCCTCCTGCCGCGAGAGCGCCTGGAGCGGGGGCAGTGGCTCGACTCGTGGGACCTGACCTTCAAGGGCAGCTCGACGTCGGACTACGCCGTCGGCCAGCGCTGGTGCAGGCAGGGCCCCGACAGGTTCCTGATCGCACAGCAGCGCGGGCAGTGGAGCTTCACTCAGACGCTGGAGAAGATGCTGCGCTGGTGCAACGCCGGCGACCTGGACGACAAAGCGTCCCCCGGCGGCTCGTTCGTCCACCAGCGCCTCGTGGAGGACGCGGCCAACGGCACGGCGGCCATCGACGTGCTGCGCAAGAAAGTGGCCGGGATAAAGCCGATCAAGCCGCGCTCGTCCAAGGAGGTCCGGGCCCGCGCGGTGACGCCGGAGATCGAGTCCGGGAACGTCTACCTCCCCCACCCCTCGGACCCCGGCAACGGATGGGTGAACGAACTCATCTCGGAGATGCGCGCGTTCCCGTCGGGCCGGCACGACGACCAGGTGGATGCGCTGAGCATGGGGCTGCTCGGCCTGCGTGACGCCGGCCAGGCGTCACTGTTCGTGCCAAGGGGGACGATCCGCCGCGCTGTGAGCGGTATCTCACTGGCTGGAACGATTCCCCGGTTCTGACGGTTGCATCTCCTGAAGGGTGGACGTATGATTTCATACGTCCACCCCGCTACGTTAGGAGCATCATGAAGTCACCTAAGAACGGCGCCCAGGGGGTCCTGTTACAGGAGTCACAGCAACGCGCCGTCGAGCTGGAGAAGGCTCTCCAGGACGTCTATACCTGGGCCTATCTCGACGGCCGGCGGGCCAACTTGGACCGGGTTATGGATAGCGTTTCCGTACCTCCCCCGGCCAAGATCGTCACCCGAAATCGCATGGCCCGGGTATGGGAGGAGGGGTGCGAGAGGTTTCCTGAGGCCCGGATCCCCGGGCCGGGGGACCCACGAACTGGGGCAGTCGCAGGGATGCTTCGATACGCCTCTTACCTGCCCGACGCCCGCCGTAACAGTCCCGGGCAGGTGCGGGAGTGGCTGTGGGAGATCTCCGCCGTGGCCGCCCAGCTCCTCAGCGAGGACTTCGACGTCCTGGGGGAGGCCTTGGAGGAGTACTCCCGAGCCGCTGAGAAGCACCCCGGTATGACGCTGGAGTGCAACGGCCATACCGATGCCACCCGCCTGTTTGCCCTTGTGGAAGAGATCGGCGAGGTCGCGGCCTGCTTGACCTATGACAACGCCACGGAGACCGGTCACGGCTCGGACCTGGAGTCCGAGGTGATCCAGGTCATCGCCCTGGCCCTGGCCTGGGCTACCCGCTACCTTGAGGATGGGGAGGCGTGAGCAATGAGTAACTGGCCAGACAGCCCTCTCATCCGAATCACCTCCGGAAGTCTGTGGGGAGGGGTCCCGCTCCACGGAGTCCTCGCGTCGTCTGCAGGGCTCGCGGCGTCGGGAACCTCGCCCAAGTACCGAATCATCCAAGGCCCCGGAACGGGGCAGCTCATTCGCAGGGACGACCCGGACTCCGGGACCATCATCGCCTGGGAGGACGTCGTCCTTGTCCCCGCCGACAGCCTGGAGCGCCTGCGAGACGAGTTCCGAGGCGCCGCCCTCTCCGAGCGACGCCTAGATTCCCTCCTACAAGTCACCTCACACTTAGCACCCGCGAAATTGTCTCCCATGGGGAAGGCCGTCTCCAGGGTGGAGGAGGCTATGAGCGGGGTGCTGACACTGCTCGACACCTCCTCTGAGGAGTATCTGTCCCTCCTGTTAGGCGCTCTCTCCGATTTTCAGGGTCTGGAGAACGATCTGGCTAATCGAGAGACGGAGAGGACTTTGTCTAGGATTGTCAGCCTCTGTGTAGAGTGGATCGCGGAAGTCACTCCCAAGGGCAGCCCCGTCGGGGAACGGAGCGGGCTGGCAGTATTGGGCGAGGTTCAGGAGCGAGCCGAGTCTGATCCGGCTATTGGGGGATTCCCCGCCATGGTTGGGCTGGCGGGCAACGCGGCCGAGTGGGTAGCCGAGGGCTGGGAAACTGAGGAAGAACGGGAGAGGTTAGTCTTAGGCTTACGCGAGCCGGTACTCACCCTCGCCCACTATGCGCTGGCTCTGCTAGCCGAAGGCTTGCGTAGAGGCGGAGGTGAGTGAGATGGACGTGCGGGTAGGACATCTTCCCGACCCCTATCGACTCGATACCGCCTACATCGGCGGACAGCCTGTAGGGACGGTAGAGAAGCTCGTCATGAATGAGCCGGACCGATTTGGTCCCCACATCGGGCGCGCCCTGCGGGAGGGAGTCTCGTTCGATCTGCAGGCTGCGGACTCTGGGGCCGGGGGGAGGTGACAGGATGCTAAACGTGTTCCCCAGGTGACCGGGATAGCCATCTCTCGGCACCTGAAGATCAGCTACTCGGCTTCAGTAGATCTCGCGTATATAGCGTTATGGAATGGGCTCAGGCTCAGCCTGAAGAATTCTTCCTCCACGAGGACTTCAGAGGCCCGCGCACTAACGCTCCGGGATGGCGAACTGTTTATACGCCGAGACCGCGATTACGACAACGTTACCCTCAGTATCTCTAAAGACGGCGGAGGTTCAAAGAGTTACCGCACCCTGAGGGATCTGCGGGAGGCCCTGGAGAAGGTCAGGACGACGGTCGAGAGCTACCGGCGACCTTGGCGAGCGTGGTGGGCGGTAGTGCCCGCCGATCAGTACCCATTCACCAAGTTCCTATAGGAGACACCTATGACATCCATCAACGACGTTGCAGACCTGCCCAAGCGCCTAGAGGACTGGGCCGGCGGCAAGGGCTATCGCGAGGCCTTCGGGATCGACGCTGAGCGCGCGATGGCCGGGGACCTGCGCAAGCTGCTCTCTCTTACCGTCCAGCAGGCGAAGGCCCTGGAGGACTCTCAGGAGCACGCCCATGCTCTGGAGCAGCGACTACCGACCTCCCAGACTGACGACCTCGAGCCGGCGCCCCCGCTCGACGATCCCCTGGAGGAGGCGGCTCGCCTAGACCGTAAGGCCCGCCGGGACGCGAAGCTGGCCCGCGCGGCTCTCCAGCAGGAGGTTCTGGCCGCCTACTCTCGCGGCGTGTCGAAGTCGGTTCTCAGCTCGGTCTCCGGCATGACCCGCCAGACCGTGGACAAGGTCCTCGGCCAGTGGAAGCGCAAGCCTCCGAAGATCGACGGCGCTGAGACGCCTCTCACACTGATCTGACCTATGTGGGCTTGCCCTAGGACGTATGACGGCATACGCTTAGGGCAAGCCCGCAGCACCTACCACCTAGCGAGGAACCATGGCCGTATCCATCGATGACTACGACGACCTGACGACATTCGTGTGCCGACTCATGAGCCGCACGGGACGTCCGGGAGAGTCCGCCACCGACTACTTCCGTGGTGTGGAGGTCCGGTGCGCAGGAGCCCTTGGAGGACGCCGGTGGACCGTGTACGGGAAGGGGCTCGGCGCTACGTGCTCCTTCTCTTCCGAGATCGGGTGGGACGAGGAGGATTATGTCACTGACCGATTGATTAAGAGCACCCTTCTACCCGTCGAGCAGCTAAGCTAAGGAGAAGCTCAGTGATTGACATGAGCAAGCGCCCCCCCTCAGGGGACACCTACGTTCCGGAGCACCTCCCGGGGTCTGAGGTTAGTAAGACCTCAGGGACCCGCGTCTTCCAGCACCCTCAGGCGCGGGTCAAGCCTCTGGACGCAGACACCCTGCACTCTGCCACCATGTGCCTTGTCTACGAGAACGGCCAGGCCGTCGCCCAGCTGAAGCGTTGCGGACATCGTTGCTGGGGCGTCTACCCGACTGGGATGGCTATCCCCACCGCGTTCGGCGCCTCCGCCCTGGAGGCCGTGATGGCGTGGATGAGCGCCCGAGACGGGGTGAGCGCATGATCGCCCCGTTGCTCGCCGCCGCCGTAGCATTGGCCGTCGGCCTGCCGATCTTCGCGCTCGGAGAGCGCGCTAGGAAGCGTCAAGAGGGCCGCCTGCGTGACCACCGCACCACATTCGCCCAAAAGGAGGCATCATGAACAAATACGGAGCATTCACCCGAATCTCTCGCGATCAGAGATCGTTTTACAAGGCGTACTCGAAGATCTCGGAGGAGGGCGGTGGCCGGATTCTCCTGGAGGGCGGGACGTTCGTCGTCAGCCTTTCCTCCTTCCCAAACCTGGCCCCGCGCGTCGAGATCTACCTGGGGGAGGGCGCCTGGCTGGAGGTTCGCGACGGCCTGACCCCGAACGTCCTGCTCACCCTCCCCGACGCGTACGTCGAGGCACTGGACCAGGTTCCCGCGGCCCCGGGAAGATCTCGCCGACTCTACTGGTCCTCGCCTACGCCACCGGCTGGCCTGGACGATCCGTCCCAGAATCCCTATGGCGAGGGGGACCTGACTCTCTACGTCCCGGAGAGCCTGGAGCCCGCCTACCGTGAGAAGGGATTCTCCGAGTGGGGGGCCCCTAGTCGCCGCTACCTGGAGATCTGGAACTACGGGCCGCCGACGGCGTCCGCCTCAGCCTCTCAGGAGACCTCCGTCAGCGAGCCCGTGGAGTCCCCCGGCCACTACACCTGGCTCGGGCAGGCGCTCGCCGCGCTCGGTCTGAGCGACGCCGCCAACGTCGAGTCGTGGGACGTTCTCGACGCGGCCTTCCCGTCGGACCCTCTGCTGTGGAACTGCGGCAAGTACCTGCTGCGGCAGGGCCGCAAGGGCGGCGAGGAGAAGCGTCTGGAGGATCTGCGCAAGGCTCGCCAGTACCTCGACCGACAGATCGCCCAGCTAAGCCGGAGAGGTGAGTGAGCCGTGGTCGAGGAACTCCCAATAAACATGACGGTAACGCTCAAGGTGATCGATGCGGGAGACCTGCAAGTCGGCATGAAACTGCTTGACTCAGCATATCTCGCCTACGGCACCGTCTCGGAGATTCGTCGTATCTACAGGGACGGCGGGCGGGGAGGCCACTATGAGTACCGCCTGGAGGGCGGGAGCAGGTTTCTGCCTCCGGGCATCCTCCCCCTCGGCTGTGCGGTGGGCGTGGTGACAGAGATCACTAGAATGCGGGGATAGGTAGGGTTAGCGCCGCCCTTAG